AGTGACGATCCAAACTCAATTCGTTCCCGTGCCAAGAATATTATGCTTAAGCAATTTGAGCATTACAAAAACGGAAGACTTGGTGTTATTATTGACGGAACGGGTGATGACTATGCTAAAATATCCAAGCAAAAGAAAGAGTTGGAAAAACTTGGTTATGATTGTTATATGGTGTTTGTTAATACGTCACTTGAAGTTGCTCAACAAAGAAACGCATTTCGTGCAAGAAAACTTCCAAGAAAATTAGTGAAAGCAGTTTGGACTGATGTACAAAAAAACATGGGAAGATTCCAAAGTGCGTTTAAGCAAAATTTCACCATCATAGATAATTCAGAAGATTTAAGAAGTAAAACGAAACCAGGAAAACTTGACCTTGCTCCGTTTATATTAAAAGCAACCGCAAAGTTCATCTCAAAACCAATCCGCAATCCAGTTGGAAAGGAGTGGGTTGCATTGATGATGAAGCATGATAAGATGACCAAAAGTGGTGATAAACGAAATAGACTCCATGAATCTCCTGAAGATGCAGAACCGGACATAGACGAGATGGATGATGTTACTTTACCAATGGATCTTGAACGATATTTGAGTAGAACGATTCACATTATCGAAAAATTTGATTTACAACCACGGAAGAACCTTGCAGTTCTGTCCAGATTGGTTGAAAGTTTGGAGTTGAATAAGAATCAGTTTATTCGGTTCTTTAATAAGATAAAGGCAAATAAGTTTGACTGATGGAATCTGAAGTACATACCGATACTAATCAACTGGTCTCTGATTTGATGTTTGAAAGAATGGGGGAAGAGTGGAGACTAGAACTTGCCAAGTCTGGAAATAAAGTTAGTTATGCATCAAAGAGACATGGTAGCAGAAACTGGGCAGAGAAGTTAGCAGAAAAGTTATTAAAGTCATCGGATGAGTATGAATTTATCGGAATTTTCAGTGAAGGAGAATCAACCGAAGGTCCTATATTGGAAGGGGTGGTTTACCATTGTACAGAATTTTATCTAAAGAAATCGCCGTATATGTACTTTGAAAAAAAGGACGCATGTAGGTATACACTTAGAACAAAAAAACCCACCGAATATGTTGAGGGGTAACTATGACCATACAAGAATATAACCGATACAAAGACGACCCGTTTTGGATGAAATCAAAATACGATGGGGTTTCCGGTGAACAACGGTTGCCAGTCCAACGCAGATTGCGTAAGGGTGGTGTTAAGTTTAAGAAAGGGGATGAGATTCTTTATTATCCAAAGGGGAAGGTTATTATGGTAGGTAAGGATGCAGAACAGGCATACAGAGACTTCCAAGCAGCTGCCCAGGATGAAGATTTTTATATGTCCCAATACGAGGAATCAAAAATGGAAGAACAAATACAAGAAAGATACGATAGTGCAGAGTATAAAAAGGCAATTAAGTTTATGTCCGGATTACATTCAAGCATTTTAAAAACACGTGATAAAGTAATTCGTTGGTTGGAACGCAAGGGATTTGGTAAAGTTGCAGATGACATTGACGATATGGATTCGAAAGAATGGAGTTCGTTTTTATCTAATAAAGTGTATGAGCAAAAGTTGAGAAATCAAATTCGTGGTATACTGACCGAAATACTTAATAAATGAATACACCCACCACATCATCTCTCACCACGGACTTAACCGAGTATATGCTTGGTGACATACTAAGTGAGTCACCTGAAATAAAGAAGGTGATTGGAATCTATCCAGGTAGATTCCAACCTGCCGGACTACACCACTATAAGACTTATAAGTGGTTTTCTAAGCAATTTGATGATGCATGGGTGGCAACGAGTGATAAAACAAATACAACAGATAGTCCGTTGGATTTCCGTTCAAAGAAAATGATATGGAATAAGCACGGAGTGCGTAAAATTTCTCAAGTTAAAAATCCATACAAAGCAGAGGAGATATTGAAAAAATATGATCCCGAAACAACGGCTGCGGTATTCCTTGTGGGAAAGAAAGATGCAGACCGACTGAAAGGAAAGTTTTTCCGTACATGGAAGGGCAAGGCAGAACTCGGGTATCGTGATGGGGCATATCTGCTACTTGCACCTCATGTTAGCATAAAGGTGTTGGGAAATGAGGTGAATGGTACATATATTCGTGAACTTCTCGGTAGTAACAAATACACTAACGCACAGAAGGTTGAAGCATTTGAAGATTTATTTGGTTGGTATGATGAGAGGATATTTGTTTATTTAAAAAAGAAGTTCAGCACATTGTTTGAGAATATTGAAATATTTGATAACTTTCTAACTGAATACCCAGGAATGGAGAACTTCGTCGATAACATTCCAACAAACATATTAGAACTTAGTAGTGTTTCTGGTATGGGAAAACCAATGGTAGATGATGGACCTACTGGATTTTTCCCAGGGGACTCGTATGAGGCGCATACTAAGGGTCGTGCGGAACAACTTGGGTATGAATTGCTAAACTATGTTGCCGGAAAAAATACAACCCCACGAAACACAGATTATAGAATATGGGGGGACTACTCCGGTCCAGTTCCGAGTGTATCATTTTTTCCATCGGGGGATATTGATGAAAAGACACCAACCAATCAAATTGAGTATGAAAATTCACAGACTGCATATACTGCATGGGAAAAATTCATAAAATCATCCGCAGAAGTTGTTGGGTTTAAGATTGTGGATTTTCTGGGTGCAGATATGTCCATTCGTAAACACGATGAGCAAGGTGACGAGGATATGGATTCCAAATTTGTTATTGATACAGAGACGTCGGAAGACTCCGAGGACGAAATTGAATCGGGTGTAAAGGGTGATGCAGTTGATGAAAGTATCTTGATAATGGAGGGAGGTGCGGCCGGCCATATGTCCCACCCATTTGATGATCGTGATTTGACATTTTCTGATCTAAAAGAAATGATTCGCAGATCATTGTCAGGTGAGCTGAACGTTGAAAAGGAAGTCACCGAAAAACTTGATGGTCAAAATTTAATGTTTAGTTGGAAGGACGGGAAACTTATCGCTGCACGTAATCAAGGACATTTAAAAAATGCAGGCGCAGCTGCCCCGGATGTTAGTGCGTTTAAGGATTTTTTTGCAAACCGAGATGAGAATATCCGAGATGCATTCGTAAATGCGGTAGAGGACTTGGAATCTGCAATATCCAAATTAAGTGATTCTCAGAAGACTAAGATTTTCCACGAAGGAGAACGATTTATGAACATTGAGGTAATGACACCCGCAACGCAAAATGTTATTCCTCAAAATGTTGATATGTTGGTATTCCACGGAACGCAGGCGTATAACTCCGCAGGAAAACCTGTGGATACCGACTTGGACGGAAATAATATAACAAGTGAACTTAAAGATTCTGCGAGGATGCTCAAGGGGATGCTCAAGCAAATCAATGCAGATGTACAGGCACGATATTCATTAAATGCACCGATTGTGGTAAATCTTCCAAAAAGTAAAACTTTTGCCGACTCCCTTGCAAAATATACTACTATGATTGACAAACTTAAAAAGGAATTTAAGTTAAAAGATAATGATAAGGTTATGAAATATCATGACGCATGGTGGAGAAATTTGCTTGATAAACAACAATCCCAAAAGAAGGAAGTATTTCCCTCAAACGTATACGAAGCACTAATCGGCAGATGGGCATACAACGACAAGAGTAATAAGATTACAACAATTCGTATGGATCTTGAAAACCAACCTAAGTTGAAGGCATGGGTGAATAAGTTTGAGAAGGAAGACATTGTTAAGCAATTTGAAGCAAATATGTGGCCATTCCAATTTATCTTTTTGAAACTTGGAGCAGAGGTGTTGCAGAACGTAAAAGGATTTGTGGCAGCCGGTGGTGCGGATGATATAGCAAAGGCACTTGATGCCCACACCAAGACATTGGAAAGTAAGAAGATTGGTTCGGTTGAGTCACCTGATAAGTTCAAAAAGGATATGGAAAAACTTAATAAAAACCTAGCTAGATTGAGTGCAATTGGTGGTACATCTGCAATAGCACCAACCGAGGGGGTAGTTTTTCAATATAAGGGTGGAACATATAAATTAACTGGTACGTTTGCCCCCATAAATCAAATTATGGGTATAATGAGGTTTTAGGATGAAACTATCCGAACGAAATCTTTCAAGGTCTGCCCGTAGAAAGATGGCTCAGCGAGCAAAACGCACGGCAAAAAAACGAGCAGTTAAACGGAAAGCACGTCAGAAACGAATGAAGTCGGTTGACCAACTCAAGGCCGCATCCGAAAAACTTGCTAAAAACTTACTTGTGAAGAAGTTAACTGGTGGTAAGACATATCAACAATTATCAATCGGCAAACGGGAAGTTGTGGATAAGAAACTTGCCCAACGTGCAGGTATTGTGAAAAAAGTTGCCCGTAAATTATTACCCAAAGTTAAAGCAAAGGAAAAGGAACGACTAAAACGTGTCAGAGCAAAGTCACAGGGACATGAGATGAATGAATCTGTTGAGGGTAAGCATGGTGTGTTAACACTAGTTGTGAACGGATCTCAACCTGAAGTATCTGCACGATACGTAAATGGTAAGTTGAAACCATATGTATTCAAGACAAAAGATGATGCTAAAAACCACACCGATAATGTTGGTGGCAAACCATTTGAGTCAATGGAAACTGGATTGTTTTACGTGGAATTTACTAAAATTGATGGTCCAGTAAACGAGTATGTTGGACCTAAATACAAAACTGCAAACGAGATAAAGAAGCATTGGAAAAAAGACTACCCAAATGCTGAGTTTACTTTTAAAAAGGTTCGTGCCAAGGGAAACGATTGGTTGCTTGTGCTTTCCCCAAAGGGTGTTGAACTTGAGAGGTATCAATATGTACCAAAAACAGGATGGATTGAAATGAATGAAAACAAAGATAACAAAGAAGATGTAAAAGATTTAAGGTCAATGCTTGATATTGCAAAAATGCTTAGTGATAAAAGTCCATACTTCAAAGGTCGTGGAAGCAAAAAAGAATACATCAAGATGCTTGTCCACAAAATACAAAAGTTGTCGGAAGCAAAAAAGCAAAAGTTGATGACAAAGATGGATGCATATAAAAAGGTACGCAAAGAAACACTACCCAAAAGTAGACCGATGAAAAGCAAAAAGGCATATGACAGAAAAGACTATAAGAAGGGGAAGTATGATTAAACTCATGGATGCAGTTATCGGAACGGTGAGTGATAAAGTAACCATTTCCGTTCAAATTAATAAGACTAAACACGCAGGTGAACGTCAGTCAAGACACGATCATACCCAAATTTCTGAAAAGGATATAGTGAATGTCGCAGACCAGGCAATTCCTGATATTACCAAGGCCTTGGTGTTTGATAGAATTGATGTGGGTGATTATATCCATGTCAAGGATAGAAAGACTGCATTGAATTTAATTGGACTCCTCCAAGAAAAATCTCCGTATAATTTGATGTTTGTGATAATGACTGTTATGATAAAGCCTAACTTTGTTGCGAAGAAGGGAACATATACGATTGTTGTGTAGTGGAGAATGTGATGTGATCAAATTGAATGGTAACATTTACCTGGATGAGTCGGAGGTTGATAGGTATGTGAGTGAAGTATCCACCAAATTCAATACATCACATCGTGCATTGTTACCTAGAAAAATAATCTATTTGGATGTTGAGTTTGTATCGGTGCTTAGAGATGAGGCAAAAAATACATCATTGGCTATGTTTTATTTATATGGGTATGGGGAGAAACACGCACCGATTGGGAAACTTATCCACGCAATATATGATAGATTGCGTCCGGAGGAGTCCTGTTGTGATAAATTATATTTCATGCAGTATGACTTATCAGATTCACAACGAAAAAAATATAGAACTCAATATGAGAATTTTTTGGTAAATATTTTTCTTGAAGAATGTATACTTAAATTTAAAAAGTTATCATAGTGTTTGACAAACTACAAAAAAAGTGGAATAATAAGGTTATGGCTAAAATGGACAAAGAAGATTTAAAGTACGTTATCAAACGTTCTAAAAAGTTATTTAAAGGTGAAGAGATTCCTAAAGTGCATGGGTACGAAGGAGAAGTTGAAGAACTTGTTATTCGACAACCCGGTGAAGTATGGACAGATAAAGACGGAAAGGAGTGGAAGCAAATTGGGTCTAACTCTAAAGTTCGAACTGAGACTCTTATGGATAAAGTAAGAAAATTCGCAAGGTCTGCTCCCAATTGTCCGAAGGAAGTGTGTACTTGTGACACCACTCAACATTTGGATAAACGCATGGTTGCTATGAAAGGAATGTGCTTTGATTGTGTACATGAACATGAACAAAAATTAAGAGATGAGGGAAAGTTTGCCGACTATGAGAAAAAAACCATGCTTGAAAATGAGAAAAGTTTTTTGATAGATGCTCGGAAGAAGATGGACGAGTCCAAGGACTACATTACAAAAGACCCTAAATTTTTGAATGAAGACGGATCACTTGAGCAGTGGAATATTCCAAGTAAGAAAACTTTGATGAAAGAACTGGAAGACGATATGAAACAACTTGATGAACGACTTGATGTCATTGAAACTGAGTTGAAAGAGTTTGCCGGAGTGGAATTTTAGACGATACCTCTAACTTTTTGTTTTTGTAAAAAAGAACATATATACATATTTATAGTGGATGACCGACAAAAAAGATCTACCACTACGGGAAATAATTAAACAAGAATATGCGGAGTGTCTTAAGTCACCTGTATATTTTATGAAAAAGTATTGTAAAATACAGCACCCAACACTTGGTACAATACCATTTCATTTATATGACTTTCAAGAAAAAACCTTGGAGAGTTTTAAGGATGAGCAATTTAATATAGTCCTCAAGGCTCGTCAAATGGGTATATCTACTCTTGTGTCGGGATATGCTCTGTGGTTGATGACCTTTTTTACGGATAAGTCTATATTGTGTATTGCTATCAATCAAGAAACTGCAAAGAACATTGTTACTAAGGTAACACATATGTCAGATTTTCTACCGTCATGGTTGCGTTCTGAGTGTACTGAAAAGAATAAACTGAGTATGCGATTTAAGAACGGAAGTTCTATTAGAGCAGCCTCAAGTAGTGTTGATGCATCTCGTTCATCTTCGTTGAGTTTGCTTATCGTGGATGAGTGTGCATTCATTACAAACATGGAGGAAATTTGGACTGCATCACAATCAACGATTACAACGGGTGGTCGTTCTATTTTGTTATCTACTCCCAATGGTATTGGTAATTTCTTTCACAAAACATGGGTGGGGTCGATGGAGGGATCGAATCAATTTAACCCAATCAAACTCCATTGGTCATTGCACCCGGACAGAAACCAAGATTGGAGGGACGAGCAAACCACATTGCTGGGGGAAAGTGGTGCAACACAAGAATGTGATTGTGACTTTGTAACAAGTGGTAATTCGGTGGTGGACTCGACAATTGTTGAGTGGTATAAAAATAGTGTGGTCAAGGACCCACTTGAAAGACGGGGTGTTAATAAAGAATATTGGATATGGGAATATCCAGATCATTCAAAGGATTATGTGGTGGCTGCTGATGTCGCTCGGGGTGACGGAAAGGACAAGAGTGCGTTTCATGTTTTCGATGTGGTAAATCTACGACAAGTTGCTGAGTTTAGGGGAGATATGGAAACTAAAGACTATGGAAACTTATTGGTTGCCGTTGCATCTGAATATAATGGGGCATTGCTTGTAGTTGAAAATGCAAATATTGGTTGGGCAGTTTTGCAACAAATACTTGACCACGGATATAACAATTTATACTATACACAACGTGATTATCAATATGTGGATGAACTTGCACAACATACAAACAAAATAAACCGCATGGAGAAAAAACAAGTACCCGGATTTACGATGTCGGTGAAGACTAGACCACTTGTGATAAGTAAAATGGAAACTTATATGCGAGAAAAGGAACTTGTCATCAACTCGGAAAGAACCATTGAAGAACTTTTTACATTTATATGGAGTGGAATGAAGGCCGAGGCAATGCCAGGGTATACGGATGACTTAGTAATGAGTTTGTGTATAGCATTGTGGGTACGTGACACGGCACTGCGATTTAGATCAGATAACATGAATACTCAGAAAACTATGTTTGATTATATGGGAACAAGTAATAATATAATGGAAGATGGACCACAAAAACCAATTGGTCAATCCGGATTACCCTACAATCCATATGAAATGAAAAATCCACATGGAGGGACTGAAAGTCTTGACTGGTTACTTAAATAACTTAATTACAAAAATCAACTTGGAGACATCTATTATGAAAACGCCGATTATACTCACTATACTGGGATTATTATTTTTAACAGGAGGTTGTACAACTCAATCGTTATTACCGACCCAAGGTATATATACGGAGTCTTCGTTTGAGACATACACACAAGTTGAGGGTGTGGTTAATAAGATTATTGTTGGTGAAACTAAATATTCCGAATTGGTTGCAATGGGACTTGACTTGGAAACTATGCCAAATGTTAAACGACTGACATATCTTGATGTAATGAGTAAATTTAAATTAGATAGTCCGTCACGATTTACTTTGTTTAATAAAATTGAACTTCCTGCGGGAGTATTAAAAACCCTGGCCGCAAGAGAGCAGGGTTTTGCATATGAAATAAATTTGGAGAAACTTAAAAATAAACGAGAGGGTAGTGTGTTTTTGGATATGCTTAATTTTAGAAAAAACATACATACCACGGGGTGGAAAATAAATGTATTGATACTGGTAGTCGATGATACGGTTGAATATGTATTATATTCAGGTGAGAAGAATATAGATAGAACTGAACGCAAACGCAACCCACTAGGTCCGTTTCAGGGGTTTGATGCAGGAGACATCATAGGTGCGGCTAATGAGTTGTAGTATACATATAAGTTTGACAAATACATATATATTACATACAATCATACATTTATAAGGTTATATTATGGCAGAGCAATCACGATCAGGTAAATTATTCGGTGGACTAAAAAAGTTATTTTCTTCCGATGTTATTGTTAGGAATGTCGGTGGTAAAAAACTCAAAGTAGTTGATACGGACGATATTCAATACACACATAAGTTACGAGACAAGTACAATCGGTTACACACACTATATAGTGATTATACAAGTAGGTATAATAGTATAGGGTTTCAAACTGCAAGATTGGAGTTATTTAGTGATTATGATATGATGGAAAACGATCCAATCATATCAAGTGCATTGGATATATATGCGGATGAATCCACCACTAAAAGTGAGTTTGGTGACATTTTAAAAATCTCAAGTCCAGACTCAAATGTCAAAGGTATCCTTGAAAATTTATTTTATGATATATTGAATATTGAGTTTACGTTGTGGGGATGGACTCGCAATATGTGTAAATATGGAGATTTTTATTTGCATCTGGAAATTGAACCCGAGTATGGTATTCTTAATGTTAAACCCATTTCTACATACGAAATGACTCGCATTGAAGATACTGATCCAGAAAATCCTGCATATGTGGTTTTTAAGCAAGAGGGTACATATAAAGCAGATTATGAAAATTATGAGATTGCCCATTTTAGAATGTTGGGTGATAGTAACTTCCTTCCGTATGGAAAAAGTGTAGTTGAGGCGGGTAGACGAGTGTGGAAACAACTTCAGTTGATGGAAGATGCTATGTTAGTACATAGAATAATGCGAGCTCCTGAAAAACGAATGTTTTATATTGATATTGGTAACATTCCACCAAATGAAGTAGATGGGTTTATGCAAAAGGTTATTTCAAAAATGAAGAAAGTTCCATATGTTGATGAACGCACTGGAGACTATAATTTAAAATTTAATATGCAAAACATGACCGAGGACTTTTTTATGCCAGTTCGGGGTGGAGATAGTGGAACTCGTATTGAGAATATGGGTGGAATGACATACGATGGAACTGAAGACATTGAGTATGTTAAGAATAAAATGATGGCCGCACTTAAAGTACCGAAGGCATTTTTAGGATATGATGAAAGTATAACAGGTAAAGCAACTCTTGCAGCCGAGGATATTCGTTTTGCAAGAACCATTGAACGGGTGCAGAGGATTATGATAAGTGAATTAACTAAAATTGCAGTAGTTCACCTATATAGTCAAGGGTATACCGACTCCAAACTTGTTGATTTTGATTTACAACTGACAAATCCGTCCACCATCTTTGAAGAGGAACGTGTGCGAATTCTTAGTGAAAAACTGAATACTTCTAGAGATATGTTGGATGCTAAGATGTTTTCCAAAAAGTGGGTATATGATTCAATTTTTGGTCTTTCGGAAGAAGAGGTCGAGGATATCAGAACAGATTTTGTACAAGATGCAAAAGAATATTACAGATTAGAATCTATACAGAACGAAGGAACGGATCCTGCGGACCCAACTTCCCCACCACCGGCCGGTGATAATGAAACGGAGTGGGGGTTTGGTGAGTTCGATAAGATGACTGACGAAGAAAAGCAAGAAGCAATTAAGATACGGAAGAAGGACGAAAAAAAGAGAAAGAACGCAAACAAAAAATACGACCACCCGGACGAGAAACCGATGGGAAGAGACCCACTGGGGGCAGACGAACGAAGAGTGTCGGGTAGAAGTTGGGCAGAGAGTCCACTGAAACTTGAAGCAGATTTGGCTAAACTTGATGACCATCTTAGTAAAAAGAAAGCTTCTTCATCCACAACCAAAGAGATACTTGTAGAGGACTCTACTGCAAAAATAACTAAAAAAGAACCAACCACAAATACACCTTTAAACGATACTGGGAGTATGCTGGACGAGGATAATTTAATCAATAAGTAATTTTTTAAAAAATATTAAGTGATAATTATAGTTATATCTATATTTATGTTCATATATATTAGTTTGATTTTCACGTGAAAAAATTAAAACACAGTAAATTTAAGAATACAGGCATTTTGTTAACTTCTGGTTCGACAGATAACTGCTGACATCTTGGATGACAAACAGAACTCTCATGCAAACCTTCTGATGCGTAAATATTTTGCAGAGAATACTAGTTTGGGTAAGGAGCAACGACTATATCAGTTACTATTGGAAGAGTCGGCATCGAATGAAGTTCATGCTGAACGTTTGGTAAATGCGGTTTCCGAATCACATAAGAAACTGGACTCCAAGCAACTTGCACAACTTAGATATGAGTTGGTTAGAGAAATGCGTGACGCATATCCAATTGACGATTTTCTCAGATCAAAGATTTCAAACTATAAAACATATGCAAGTATTTATAAGTTATTTGAAAGTAAATCGCAAAATGTATATTGTGATGCAAAGGAATTGTATGAGTCTAGAAATACTGTTATTGCAGAACTTTGTAACAAACGCAGACAAAAATCCTCTGAGGATTTGAATGTAGCCGAGGCATATGAAAAGCACAACGAAGACCTTCGTCTAATAAGTTATAGATTGTTGGTAGACCGGTTTAATGACAAATACAGTGATCTGAATGAAGATCAACAAATGTTGCTTAAGAATTATATAAATAACATTTCAAACACCAATAGTCTGCGAGAATATGTAAATAAGCAGATACCAAAGGTAAAATCACGACTCGAAGAATTGACAACTACCTGTGTAGATGATGATGTGGTTAAAATTAAGTTGGGTGAGGTGGTTGCTCAATTAAATAAGATTTCCGATGGACGTCTTGTCAAGGATTCACAAGTTTCTACATTGCTTATGTCATATGAATTGATTAAGGAACTTGAGAAGCATGACAACAACTGAAAAACAAATTCGAAGTATTGTACGCAATCTAGTGCGTGAGATTTTATCAGAAAGACATGATTGTGATGTTGTACATCCAGATATGTCACACGATGACTGGGAGTCTTCTCAGAATTCTATAGAGGAATTAACGGCAACGGCAAATGTAGATGGATATCAAACACCGTTCGCATTTTCAAATAACACAGAGGACGAACATGGTGAGGATATGAAGGATACTGCGGAAGTGTTTGATTTTAAGAAAACTGAAAACGATTCACCTAACACTGTAAAACTTGAGGAGGGTAAGAGTTTATATCATTTATTTAGAGATCACTCGGACTATAGTCCAGCACAGAAGATTGGAGTTACGGTTAGAGAAGTCAATCGTTTGTTAACAGAAATTGAAAAGTTGTTACGTGTCAGTTCACGATTCAAGACCGAAACAAAGGTCGGCACGGAGAAGTTTTGGAAGACAACAAACCGATACTTATCAAATATTGATGAGAAGATATTTAGAATATTAAATAAAGTTAAAGATATTAAGGAAAAAAGTTATGAAGAATAGTATTAGATTAGATGTGGTATCTGCAAATGATATGTTGCTTGATAAGCAATCCAAGCAAAAGAAACCAACCTCGTCCAACCGCAAGACTGCAAATAAGGGTGATGCCCGTAATATTGTTGATGCACTTGGTTCTCCTTGGGGAGAAAGTACCTGGGGTGCGGAGGTGACATCATCTGCATCCGATGCTTCGGCAAAGGCAAACATTTACAAAAAAGATGACGATACATATAGTGTAAAACTATCAGTTGATGTTGCATCCCTGAGTTCGTTGAAAGAAAATTCTCCAGAGGAGTGTATAAAAAATCTTCTATCCGGGATCGACTCGGTTGCGGATGTGTGTTCACAACTATCAAGAGCAGTTGCCCGATCAGAGCAGACAGAACGTCCTGACGTGCAGGAAATTGTGCAGGCCGAGGAAGTGTAATGTCCGACTGTTCGTGTAAGGTCACAGAGGTTAATATAGATGACGTGGAACGTGTGTCATCTAAAGACACCGCAATTTCAGACTACGAGGAAGCTTTGGTTGACTTGTCTAAAAAAGCAAAAAGAGCATCCAAATCAAGTGAGGGTCGTAAACTTGACGATGCTTATTGGAGGCCTGTGTTTTTGATGATAAAGAATGCAAAGTTGGGAATGTCTATGTCACAACTGGGACTATCTGCAACCGATACTGATGGTCCAGGACCGACCACATCTGATATGAAAATTCGACCAATGGGAGATACCCGAGACGGTGACGATCAGTTTGATGTTGCAAAGGATGAGGAAGAAAAAATGGAAGATGAGGCCGAGAAGGACATGGACGATTCCGAGAAGGACATGGCCGATGCCGAAGCCGCAGCTGCGGAGAAAGAAAAATCCTCCAAAGAAGATTCTGAAGAAAAGGCAAAGAAGGAAGAGAGTATACAAGAAAAGGCAGTATCCTCATCACAACGACTATTTGGAATGGTACACGCATATCAAACGGACAAACTGGACGTGAATACCATAAGTAAATCTCTATTATCTAAAATTGAGGAAATTGCATCTGACATTCCAACAACAGATTCAGAAAAAATTGCATCAACTACACCCGATGATTTACCTGAAAAGATATCAGAGGCCTCTGTAAATATGTCAGACGAACTTCGTCATCTTGGAATTATACTTGAATCGGATGGATATAAGATAACATCTGCAACCTATTACGGGGGTGGGTGTATTCTCGAAGTTCAGTCCAACTCTGAATCATATGTATTGAGCATGGGTTCGGATGTATACCTTGAGGATGTCGATAAATCTACAAAACTTGGAAACACCGAAGACTTCGGCCATGTAGTACATAGTTTTAAGAAGGCAACCAAAATTGCAATTTAATTTTAATTATTTTATTCTGTGATATAAAAAATACCACCGATCTGTAAAATAAACATCGATACATATATACTTATTAAATGAATATGGCTAAACAAGTGATAGTATCTACACGTCCCTTTGAGTTTACACGGGAGCAGATTTCGGAGAGCATGACGGAAAATGACGGTCGGTTGATTGTCAGAGGAGTTTTGCAAAAGGCCCGTGAGCAGAATCAAAATGGAAGGGTATATACCAGAGAATTGTTGGAACGAGAATCTGGTAAATATCAAGAATTAATTGATGATAAACGAGCATTGGGTGAACTCGATCACCCAGATAGTGCAGTTGTGAATTTGCAAAATGTGAGTCATAATGTCAAGAAAATGTGGTGGGAAGGAGATAGTTTGCTGGGTGACGTAGAGGTACTCGGTACACCTGCCGGAAATATATTGAAAGAATTGTTTAAGTCTGGTATAACACTTGGTATAAGTTCAAGAGGGATGGGTACTACCAGAGAATCCGAGGGAAAGACTCTAGTGAATGATGATTTTGAACTCGTTGCCTTTGATTTTGTCAGCAACCCGTCTACTCGGGGTGCTTTTCTTGAACCTGTTAATTTGAGTGAATCGGTTGATCCCACCAAGTCGATTGTAACTGAGGGCCGGGTGTGTTCGAAGTATTGTAAAATTGAGGGAATTATACACGAAATATTGGGTGGTCTCGGAGAATCTTAGTATGGAAAAGAATGATGTTATAAGACTTATTAAGGAAAGCATACTTGAGGTTGCTAAAGAACAACGTGACCAGTTGAGTGAATTTAATCCTGCAACCGGACGATTTTCCGATGAAGGATTATCCACCGAACAAAAGAAACTTACATCAGAGAAGATATCTAAGTTCGGCAATTACCAAGCATATATTGCTCATGAAGCAAAGGACACGGACGTCGCTGCTGATATTTGTAATATTGTTGAAAACGCATCTAAATATATTCTCAATGAAACTGATGACTGGTTCGATGCAATGAGTGTAAAACGAAATTTGAAGGAAATTAAGGTTCTTGCAAAGGAATTTTACAAAACCGCATCCGAACGACAAGTGTATACACAACGTATGCAGAGTTTGTACGAGGATATGGGCAATATTTTAAACAGATATTTTGAAATAAATGGGGAGGTTACCGATGAACCGAAGTGAATTGAAGGAACACGTGTTCCGAGTTTTACTTGAGACACTTGAGTATCCATGTGAGGTACATGGATCACTTGTAAAGAAATCTATGGGGTTTTCCGGATACGAACGAGAATCTGTATGTGAAGGAACTGTTGACGACGTCAATAAGTTTGCAACTGAGCAGAATTTAAGTTTTGTAAAGTCAACCGACTCACATTTTGGTGGTTATTATGAGGCAGACTATAATGTTATATATGAATTCATACCAAATGATGAGTATTATGGTGAGATGATGGAATCGGAAATGTCCGTCTCCGATTCACTTGCAAGACTGAATGGGGATAACGATAAGATTCTCGAAGAACTTGACTCCGAGCAGATTTCCGAATTTATACAATCTTTAATGGACAACGCAAGTTTTCTTGAAAATCGTGTAGTACCTGTGTTTATGAATGCAACTACACGAATTGTTGAGGGGATGGTAGATCCAAAGCAAATCAACAGACTATTGGAAGTTATCATTACACAGGGACTTAAAACTGTATTTGCGGAAGATATTTCTTTGTCTCAAAATCAACACCGAATTGCCATAGAGCAACTGCGTACAGAATTGAACAATCATATCGAATCATACACCGAGTCGTGCGAATCGTGTACAACACCGGATTATAGAGGAATTTTACTTAAAAATTACGGAAGAGTTTTGGGTGATGTTAAAAATATTTTACCAACTACATAAAAGAACTATTAATTATGAAAATTACAAGAAAAGAACTTAAAGAGATTATTCACGAAGTTGCAGACGAATTGGGACTTTTTGAAGGACTAACCAAGGCACAAGAGAAACTTCCAGAACCACTCAAGGCAGCTATTCTCAAGAAACAGGAGTCTGATTCTGATGATAGTGTTGAGGAGGGTCTGACAAAGGCACAAGAGAAACTTCCAGAACCACTTAAGGCCGCAATTCTTAAAAAGCAAGAAGAAGATGTTGATACAGATGAGATATCTGAAGGTAACGCATGGGGTTCTGCAATCCGCAAGGCCCGTGAGGAGAACTTAAACGAATTTGAATTCAATGGTAAGGTTTATACACTAACTGAAGTTGCATCCATAGAAGAAACTTCCGATGATACGGAGGAATTTACTGGAGAGCATGACGAGGAAGTTGAAGAAGGAAATGCCTTTGGAGATGCCGTTAGAAAAGCAAAAGCAGACGGAGAAGACGAATTTGAAGTTGATGGCAAGACCTATAAGGTTACTGAGGGTGCTTCCTGCACTTCCGAAGATGACGAAGAAGTTGAAGAAGGAAATGCCTTTGGAGATGCCGTTAGAAAAGCAAAAGCAGACGGAGAAGACGAATTTGAAGTTGATGGCAAGACCTATAAGGTTACTGAGGGCCGAACCAAGAATTTCCAAGGGTGTACACTATCCGAAACTTTCGCAAGAATCTCAGGAAATAAGAAAATTATTACTTGATTTTACTTAAAAAATAATAAGTTTTTAAAAAAAAGAGTGGTTGCCACTCTTTTTTTTTATTTTTTTTAATATTTTCATACGTAAGTATATATTTATTATTTCAAAATGCTTCCACATGATTGGAAACAAGACCAAAGGTTTTAACCTGATTGAAGTCCTTAATGACTTTAGAAAACTAATCAAGGAAATTATACACCATGAGTAAATTATTGAAAGAGGCTATTGCTGACGCAAAGGCCGTCCGTGAGACTGCACTTGCTAATGCAAGACTTGCACTTGAGGAAGCATTCGCTCCAAAATTGCAAAGTATGCTTACAAAGAAACTAAGAGAAGACGAGTCACTTGAAGATGACGAAGTTGAAGCTGCTGAAGACGAAGTTGCCCTAGAGGATGACGAAGTTGAAGTTGCTGATGACGAAGTTGCCCTAGAGGATGACGAAGTTGAGGCTGAAGAAGAAGCATCTGCTGAAGAAGCTGAAGAAGAAGCACCTGCTGAAGAAGAAGCATCTGCTGAAGAAGAAGCACCTGCTGAAGAAGAAGCACCTGCTGAAGAAGAAGCATCTGATGAAGAAGCATCTGATGAAGTTGAAGAAGACGATCTTTATGAAGATAGTCTTGATCTTGAAAGTATCATTAAAGAGTTAGAAGATGACTTGGCAGTTAATGATGAAGAAGACGCAGAAGACGTTGCCGAGGAAACTGAAGAAGTTTCTGAGGACGCAGAAGAAATCACCACCGAAGACGAAGAAGTTGCAGACGAAGAAGAAGAAGTTCCTGCGGAAGTTGAAGATGACTCCGAAGAATCTGAAGAATCTGAAGAAGTGGCAGAAGACGTTACCGAAAGTGATGAAGTTGTAACCGAAGACGATGAAGAAATTTCTCTCGAAATTGTTGAAGAAGACGAAGAAGTCCCCACAGAGGATGACGAAGTTACTTCTGACGATGAGGACGGGGACGAAGAAATTAATTTGGAAGAAATCTTGAAGGAACTTGAAGAAGAGACTTCAATTGAAGAAACCGAAGAATCTTCATCCGAACTCGAAGAACTTACATCTGCAAACGAAAAACTGCAAAAAGAAAACGATGAATACCGCAAGGTTTACAAATATTTGCGTGGTAAGTTGAACGAAGTGAATTTGCTAAATGCGAAACTTCTTTATACAAATAAGTTGTTTAAGGAGTTTGCATTGGTAGAGGACCAAAAATTGAAGGTCGTAGAAAGTTTTGATCTCACGAAGAATGTTCGTGAAGCAAAGTTGGTCTACGCAACCCTTGGAGAATCATTCAGAACAACAGTTGAATCGAATGAACCGAAGGCAGAGGTAGTAACTGCTCCTGCAAAGAAGTCAACGAAGACACTTACTGAGGGATTTGCATCCAAGGCAATTAAATCAACAAAACCGTCCAAGCAGATCTTATCGGAAGGCAATGACCTTGCTAACCGTTTCAAGAAACTTGCCGGAATTGCTGAGTAAAATCAAAAAAAATTAACAATCAATAAAGGAAATTGATAAAATGAGCGAAATTAGTAAATTACTAAAAGATAGTCAAAATCCACAAGCAAAACTTATGGCAGAAACCCGTGGTCTTGTTTCCAAGTGGGAAAAAACTGGATTATTAGAAGGTATCTCAAACGATACCGAAAAGAGTGGTATGTCCATTCTTCTTGAAAACCAAGCAAAGCAGCTGATAGACGAGGCTGGAAGAAGTGGAACCGGTGGTTCTGGTTCGGAAGAGTGGAGTGGAGTAGCACTTCCCCTCGTTCGTCGTGTGTTTGCAGAAATCGCAGCGAAGGAATTCGTTTCGGTTCAACCAATGAATCTTCCATCAGGATTGATCTTTTACTTAGACTTTAAGTATGGAACAGACCAATCCCGACAAGGTTCGACCGGAAACGCAAGTTTGTTCGGTGGATCAGCAAATGCAAAAAACGGTTCAACCGACAAGGCCGAAGGTGGTCTATACGGCACAGGTCGTCATGGTTATTCGTTGAACGATAAACAAACATCGGGAAATGTTGCAATTGTTGCAGTAACAGAAGGTGAAGGTGAGGCCGCAAAGGTGGTTCAAACTTACATCGTTGCACCGGGTGATGCGGATGTTGACGGAGCACGTGCATTCACAATTGGTGATGATACACACCGAATCACAGGTTCGGAATTGCAAGCTGACGGCACAACCGTTCACTTGATCACGGACTCGGAAGTTGCAGTTGCGAACGCTGGTAAACTTACATACCATGTTCAAACAACTGATAGCACCCGTGGTGACTTCGAAGTAAGTTCTTCACAAGACTTCCACGGTGATGCAAGTTCCACCGGTGATGACGTCGGTATTCCTGAAGTTAACTTGGAACTCAAAAGTGAACCAATCGTTGCAAAGACACGTAAGTTGAAGGCAGTTTGGACACCTGAGTTGGCACAAGACCTCAATGCTTACCATAGTGTTGACGCAGAAGCAGAACTTACGTCACTTCTTTCCGAATACGTTTCAATGGAAATTGATTTGGAAATTCTTGACATGCTTCTTACGAATGCACATACAGACGGTGGTACATTTGCAGCTGATGCAGCTGGTGCTTCATTGTTCGGTGGTGAAACACAAGGTTCTTACTTCCAACGTCTTGGAACAAAGATTCAATCGGTGAGTAACACAATTCATCAATTGACTCTTCGTGGTGGTGCAAACTTCTTGGTTTGTTCTCCACAAGTAGCAACCGTTCTTGAAAGTATTCCAGGATACGCTGCTGACACTGATGGAAATCAGTCCCAGTTTGCAATGGGTGTTACCAAGGTAGGTGCATTGAACAATCGTTTCCAAGTTTACAAGAACCCATACATGACAAGTGGTGAAGTTCTTGTTGGATTCCGTGGTTCTAACTTCCTCGAAACAGGTGCAGTTTATGCTCCGTACATTCCGTTGATCCAAACTCCTTTGGTATACGATCCGGTCAACTTTACTCCACGTCGTGGTGTAATGACCCGTTATGCCAAGAAGATGGTTCGTCCAGAATTCTACGGAAAAATCTCCGTTTCAGGTACAGAGTCTCTGTAATTCTGTTTGGAATAACACAAAATTTAAGAGGGGTTCTTTTGAACCCCTCTTTTATTTATAACGATTAGTGTTGCAACAATATATTTATAGACATGGAAGATACTGAAAACACGGAACTAGAGAGAGTTAGGTGGGAAGGTTCTGCAACATCACCCATAGGAAAGACTCCGTTTGGGTTCTTTGATACCGACTCCGAATTTATAAATTTTGCACCCAAGGCCGCAGACTGGGCAGCTACCCGACTTGGATATCCTGTCGTTGATATTGAGATGTTAGATGTGCAATTTTATGCGTGTCTGGAAGAGGCAATTGCTGAATATAGTGCACAAATAAATCAATTTTCAATTAAACAGAATTTATATAGTTTGCGTGGCACATCTACGAGTGTGAACTTGACAACATCTGTATTACAGACACAACCACTACCGTTTTATCTTAAACTTGCCGAAGCATATGGTGCGGAAGTGGGTGCAGGAGGAAATGTGGATTGGAGAAAGGAAAGTTTGCAAGTAAAGGCAGGAGTGCAGACCTACGATTTACAGGGACTGTTTACGCAATATTATACTGATCCACGGACAGGTGAAAAGAAACTGGAGAGAATTGAGGTTAAACGAATATTTCACAACCCACCACCAAGTTTAAATAAAATATTTGATCCAATGGCAAATTCTGGAATGGCTCATTCGAATTTGTTAAATGAATTTGGTTGGAACGGAATGTCACCAACAGGAACGCAATTCTTACTCCGACCGGTAAACGAGGATTTGATGAGATTGCAGGCAATTGAGTTTAACGAGCAGATTAGACGCAGTTCGTATGGATTTGAGATTATAAACAACAAACTAACTATATTTCCTGTTCCCACAAAAGACTTTACATTATGGTTTGATTATGTGTTTAAAAGAGAACGAGACATAGCAGCCGTTCAGGGTTATGTAGATGCTGATGAATTTAATGTAATGCCCAAAACACAGACAGAAATTGCCGAGGAAACAACTGAACAGGTTGTCGTTGATGAAACCCAGGTTGGTCTTGACGATGGTACAAATGGTGACGTTTCGGATACACCTCACCATAGACCACATGAAAGTGTAACGGATGCAAGTAATGCCCCATATCAGTTTCACAGTTTTGCTACGATAAATGATGTGGGAAAACGGTGGATTATGAAATACTATCTATCAACCTGTAAAGAGTTATTGGGAGCAATTCGGGCAAAGTATTCAAGTATTCCAATTCCAGGAGGAGAAACTTCTCTTGACGGTGACACTCTGAGGCAAGAAGCTTCTGCGGAAAAAGAACAACTTATTACTGAATTGCGAGAGGATTTAGAAGTTACGAGTCGTAGCACCACAAGTGAACAACTTAATCAAGTATCTGATAATTTGCAAGAGAATTTGAGAAAAGTTCCAAACTTTTTATACATAGGATAATATGGAAAGATCACGTGGCAGATATTATTCACGAAGAGATGTACGTTTTATGAATAGTATAAATGGTGAGTTGATGGTAGATATAATTGAACAACTTGTTGTTATATACAAAATCAATCCACACGAAACGACTGCAAACTTGTATGGTGAGAGTGTGGAGAAAAGTTATTTCCAAGGTGTGCAGACGACCTGTTTGGTTGAAACTGATCCGGAGAGCACTTTGTATGAAGGGTTCGGTCCAGATGTAAAGAAGGGAACATTGTTTAGATTTCACCAAAAATTATGTGAAATGAAGGATGTGTATCCACAGGTGGGTGATATTGTATTATGGGAAAACGCATATTTTGAGATATCCAATATAGTTGAAAATCAATATCTCGGTGGACAGCCAGAGAAAAACTATAGTTTGATAAGCAACGCACATATGTCCCGTATTAGTAAACTGAATATAGTTGAACGAGATATTTAATGGCAGACCCCAATACAGTTAACAATCCGTTTATAACTCTAAAAAAACTTGGAGGTGACGGAACGGAGCAATTTAAGGCAAGGTTGAATACAACACCACCGAGTGTATCCGAGGACACATATCGTTCTGATATGAAAAAACCAGAACATAGTTTGGAATCTGACAATCGTGCAACAAAGATGCGAATGGACGAGGGGGTGGATAGTTTTAAACAATACTCAATAACCTTGATGGATATTGATAATGTGTTGTATGAGTATTTTATAAGTGTTATACAACCGAGAGTATCTGGTCCTGGGGGTGAGGCAATTGAAGTGCCTGTTAGACACGCATCTCCTGAACGATGGGCTGCAATACAACGTGACGGGGTGCTAAGAGATAAGCAAGGACAACTACAAAGACCTATGATAATTTTCACTCGTAGCAACATGGAACGGGATGACCAGTTAGTTACATTCAACAAATATCTGACAGTTCCATTTGTTAAGAAGTTTGATAAATATAATATGTACGATAGATTCAGTGCATTGTCAGGAACAAAACCTGCAGGAGAGATACATAATGTAACATTTCCAGATCATGTTGTGTTGACATACGATTTCACAATGTCAACAGAATATGTTCAGCAGATGAATACTCTTGTGGAAAAAATCAACTTTGCAAGTGATGATTACTGGGGAGACCCACAACGACTCAAATTCAGAGCATCTGTACAGGGATTTTCAAATACAATAGAAGTTCCGTCCGATGATGATAGAGTTGTAACTACCACTTTTAATTTAACTGTAAATGCGTATCTTCTTCCAGAAATTTTCAATAATCAAACTACGACTCAACGTGGACTTACCAAGAGAAAGGTGGTGTTTTCCAGTGAGGCAATTGCAGGTCCGGGGGGTGTGCAGGGTGAAGATGAAATTCCATCCAGGAATATTTTTACCTTAACCCGAACAAACCGAGAATTATTTTTGGAAAATACCGACATTGAATATGAAATACATACTTGGAACGATGAAGCATATTACAATTTAATATTATTAGGTCAGGATTATCAAATTTCCTTTAAGAAGGATGTAACTGGAGATTATCTGGTGTGGGGTGTTGATAATTCCGAGTCTAAAGTATATTGTGGGGAAACTTTGACGGTTGATATATCGACCATTTGGAATGCCGAGGTTTCTGTTGACACGAATTCGTCCGAAATACTCAAAATAAAGTTTATTAGGAAAAATAATAGTTGATTTTAAGTTCAATGTGTTCTATATTAGTTAAATGGAAACTAATGAAATAAAATTTACAAATGATGAAGTTGATGAGGTCACTCACTTAAATGCGGAGTATCAATCCCTATTAATGGAGTTAGGTGAGTTGTATTTGAAAAAAATGCAAATTGAAAATGAACAATCTGATATAAATGCAACGGAGACTGAACTACAAGATGTATATTCGGACTTGCAGAAGAAGGAGTCTACGTTGTCATCCAGAATAACGAAAAAGTACGGACCGGGAAGACCAGATTTTGCCCGTGGATTGTATCTAAAAGATATTGATACGAAAAATAAGTAATAAATATAGGTTTTTGCGTTTTTTGACTCATATTTATCATAAAAAGTCAATCATCCGATTTTAATCATATAAACCTAAAATTTAAGGAGACAAAACAAGATGGCAGAAAGAGTAGTAAGTCCAGCAGTATTCACCAATGAAATTGACCAGTCGTTTTTAGCGCAGGGGATATCTCAAATAGGTGGAGCAATCGTAGGTCCTTTTGACAGAGGCCCTGCGTTCGCACCAACGGTAGTAAGAAGTCAAGCAGATCTGGAAGATTTGTTTGGAGCACCAGATGGTAAATATTACCAACCGTGGGTAGCACAACAATATCTAAAGCACCAAGGTGTTGTGACAATCGTCCGAGTGGGTTCACTTGGTGGTTATGAGCAACAAAACCCGGTAGTTATAAAGGCAGTTGCTCAAACAACTTCCGGATCAATCGAGGCAGGGGAAGAGTTTGTTATTGGAGTTCTTGCAAATACATTGCGAGCAGGTTCCGATGAACCAACCTATCAAGGTTTCGCATACGAAGATGGTCGTAAGGCACACATGGCAGATGAAGATATATCTGACGGAAATTTGCTTGCGGCTATCGCACTTCCAAATCCAAACGAAGATGCAGGTCATGCTGACGAGTATAAAACAAGTAGGTTTTCACTCAACCCAGCAAGTCCTGATAGCATAAACAATGTATTCGGTAGAGCACCACAGAAAAATACAAAATCTGCATATCTGTATTCATACTTTGAAGATACAGCACGTAAGGTTTCGGCAGCGACAACAGGAACACAATCATTCAAACTTACACTTGATGTACCATCATCGGAAGGTCCGTTGGATTTCATCGATGAAGGAATAAGTGAAGCATCCACCCCGTGGATCAAATCACAACTTATCAGTGATGACCGGTATGATTTGTTCAGAATTGCAACTCGCAACCAAGGAACACTTGCTAATCGTGAGATTAAAGTGGGTATCTATAATGTTAAAACTCCAGGTTCATTGCAAGGAACAGACTACGGAACATTTAGTTTGGTAGTTCGTAGATTCAACGACAATGATAAGAATCAAGAAGTTCTTGAAAACTACGATAACTTGAACTTGGATCCTGGTAGTCCACAATACTTGCCACGTGTTATTGGTGACCGAAAGGTTACTGTTGATGACAAGGGTAAGATTATTGAACATGGTGATTATGGAAACAAGAGTAATTGGATTCGTATTGAAATGCCAGAGGACGCATATGCTCCTGCAAATGCAATGCCTTATGGTTATGCTTCATACTCATCCCCACTTGCAAACATTAATTTGCCAGAACCTGAGTGGAGTTATGCAAGTCATTACGACAAGAACCCAGGAAGATATTTCTGTGGTACGGTATTTAACCAAGAAAGTCCTGACGGATTGCTTGAATTACCAGAATCTTCTCGCAACTCAATAGAGTTATTCGCACCAATCCCACCAAATGCTGGTGTGGCCGGTGACGGATTCTTTCTTGATGAAGCAGGAACATACACAAGTCTTGACGCACAAGAAGACGGAAGTAGTGAGTATGAATCTCATGTTACTTCTCCAGTTGATGCGGATTTGATTGGTACAAACGATTATGTCAATGTTCGTGCAAGACGATTCCTCGTAGGATTCCAAGGAGGTTTTGACGGACATTCACCGACACACCCAATCCGATTGGGTGCGGCCATCTCACCTCAGAATGCACAAGGACTTAATTGCTCCGGTCCACACTCCGAGGGAACAGAGGGATACAAGAAGGCATTTGCCGCCCTTAGTAATCAAGACGAGTTCGATATTAACTTGCTTGTGACCCCAGGATTGAGTCTCGACCTCCATAGAAACGTTGTCAATCGTGGTGTTGACTTGTGTGAAACTAGAGAAGATTGCTTCTATATTCTTGATTGCGTTGGAGCAGCCAACCAACCAGGTAGAGTAGATGACGCAGTTGACATGGTAACAACACTTGATACCAACTACGCTGCAACCTACTACCCTTGGGTTAAGATTATTGATCCGTCCACCAACAAGATTATGCCATTCCCACCAAGTGCGGTTATGCCGGCAGTTTATGCATCAAACGATAAGGTTTCGGCCGAGTGGTTTGCTCCAGCAGGTTTAAATCGTGGTGGAATTGAGAAGGCAGTTGGGGTCATGGATCGTCTTAACTTTGCAGAGAGAGATACACTTTACGAAGGTAAGGTTAATCCAATCGCTGCATTCCCTGGACAAGGTATCGTGGCATTCGGTCAAAAGACACTTCAAAGACGTCCATCTGCTCTTGACAGAATTAACGTACGTCGTTTGATGATTGCTTTGAAGAAGTTTATTGCATCTACTGCAAGATTCTTAATATTCGAACAAAATGTGGCTGCTACGAGAAATCGTTTCTTGAGCATCGTGAATCCATATTTGGAAAGTGTACAACAAAGACACGGTCTGTATGCTTATCGTGTAATCATGGATGAAACTAACAACACACCTTCGTTGATTGACAGAAACATATTGTATGGTCAAATCTTCTTGCAACCAGCAAAGGCAGTTGAGTTTGTAATCCTTGATTTCAGTCTTACACCAACTGGTGCAAGTTTTGAAGGATAATTTATACTAAAAACCAAACAAAAAAGAAAACCCTCCGTGTATACGGGGGGTTTTTTTGTGTCGATATATATTTATTTTAAATGGATATGTCTCTTACAGATATTTTACACGAAATGCAATATGACGAATTTTGTCTGTTCGTAAAGGAACATGGACTCGATTCCGAAGAAACTATTTTGTCCGAGTTTGCTATTCCAGGAAAACTGAAGAAAATTTGGAAATTCCTGATGGAATTGAAGGACATCATTAAGGTGAAGGTTGTGGATCTGGTAAAACTATTTTTAGACAAAACGGTATTCAAGTTCTTTGCCAAGATAAAGTTTAGCCTGGATTGGTTATTCAAACTAGTTAAGAAGGGTTTTAAGGCATATAAGGATGTGATAAAGGCAATCGGTGAGTATATTGCCAACACCAAGGTCGGAAAGTGGACAGAGGAGAAGTTAAAGGACTTAGATGCGTTCCTAGCAAAACACCCCAAGACCAAACGAATTGCGGGTATGGCAGTTGCAGGTATACTAATTTACATATGGTTGAATATGACGTTCACAGGAAATGCAGATTATGACTTTGATATGACTGATATGATTCTTGCTCTAGGAGGTGGATTTACATTGTCCTCACTATTTGCAGGACCAGAAGGAATGGCACTACTGACATTGTTCGCAACGGGTATGATTGGACTATCGTTTCCCTGGCCAGGACCACAACATTTTCAGTTCATCGGTGCTGTATTGTATGGTTCTGCAAAACTTGTAGGAAAAAAATTAAGGAAAGATAAATAAATATATTTTTTTGTTTGTTAATATTTATTAAATAAATGAGGTTGAATTTTGAAAAAATGGTTTTTTTGATTTTTTAACTCATATTTATCTAAAAGTTCTAAACTATAAACTGGAGAAGTTAAATTATGGCAGAGTTAATCGAAGCACAAGAAATGTTTTTTACGGCGTTTGAACCGAAAACTTCAAATCGCTTTATTATGTATGTTGACGGAATTCCCGCATATCTTATCAAGGGGATGTCACGTCCAACATTAGCAATCGAGGTCAACACCTTAGATCACATCAACATCAAACGCAAAGTCCGAGCAGGTAAGGCAGAGTGGCAAGACATCACAATGACACTTTATGATCCCGTTGTACCAAGTGCGGCGCAAGCAACAATGGAATGGGTTCGTCTCTCCCACGAATCTGTTACCGGTAGAAACGGATACGCAGACTTCTATAAGAAAGACCTCGTATTCAATATGCTAGGACCAGTTGGTGATAAGGTAGAAGAGTGGACGATAAAGGGTGCGTTTATCAACAACGCAACTTTCGGAACACTTGATTGGGCAACAGGTGACCCAATGACCGTGGAATTGACGTTATCATACGATTACGCAATTCTTCAATACTAAATTATTGCTACACCACTCCGGTTTTACAAAAAAAAACTTCCTTCGGGAAGTTTTTTTTTGGCCAGTATATATTTATTGAACATGAATAAGACTTTATTGAAGCAAACTATTCTTGAACTTTTCGAAGAAGTTAAGTTGGAAAACTCGGATTCCGTAAATTTGGACGAGTCCTTTAAACCAGCATATCACTCTCTTCTTAAGTTTTTATTAAAGATGGTACACAAGGGAAAGTTTCGTAGACCATACGATGTTGACACAAGTTCCGGACGATTGGTGTTTGTCACAAAGGGTGGGAAGAAACTTATAATTAACGATGCCAATATTGGAATCACTATCTTAAAAACGTGGAAAGGTAAAAGAGATAAAAATTTCTTTGACTACAGTGAGCATGATGAAATCATGAAATTTGCTCTGGCAGACTGATTATATGTCAAAAAAAGAAAAAAAAATACATTGACCGTATATATATATTTTGTTAAGGTTTAATGTATAAATTAAAAAAGGTTATAAATTATGGCAGACGATAATACATCAGTAGAACTTCCACCGGAAGTACAAGAAGCAATGCGAAGAGATGCAGAGAAGAATCCTGCAGCTGCTCAGAAGGCACAACAATCCGCATCGCAACAAAAGGCAACGAATGAATCACCTGTGTTTTCCCAACAAACAGACCAGGTGCAGACTACTCAATATCCGAGTGAGGTTATTGATTTACCAAGTCGTGGTTGGTTCTACCCACCTGAATCATCATTGGCAAGAGGTCAAGTTGATATCAAGTATATGACTGCAAAGGAAGAAGATATTCTTACGAGTCAAAATTTAATCAAGAAGGGACTTGTTCTTGACAAGTTGCTTGAAGAACTTATCGTGACACCAGGTGTTACTTTGGATGATATACTTGTAGGTGATAAGAATGCAATTTTTATCGCTGCAAGAATTCTTGCGTATGGTAAAGACTACAAGGTTAAGTTCAAGGACCCATCGACCGGTGACGATGTCGAAGACGTAATTGACTTGACGCACCTAGACAATAAGGAATTTGACTTTGAAAATGCCGAACGAGGCAGAAATTTGTTTGAATTTGAACTTCCATATAGTAAAAAGAAGGTACACTGGAGTTTACTCACCCACTCAGATGAAAAGGCAATCGATGCGGAGTTGAAGAGTCTTAAGAAGTTTTCACGTGACAAAAACCAATCAAGTGAAGTTACAACTCGTTTGAAGTATGTTATTAAGGCACTTGACGGTGAGGATGATAAGACTAAGATTAAAAAGTATGTTGATACCGAGTTGCTTGCACGGGATAGTCTTTCTTTTCGGAATCATATCAAGGAAAATACTCCTGATATTGATTTGACTTTTAATTTTGAATCCGAAGAGACCGGATATACCGAGAGGATGAATCTGCCCCTTGGGGTAGACTTTTTTTACCCTACCGCCAGAGTATAAGGTTAATCTCCACGAAGAGGTTTTTAACCTATCTTACTACAGTCAGGGAGCATTTACTCAAGAAATTGTATATAACCTTCCGATTCACCTCAGACGGTTTTATGCAAGAAAACTCATTGACGTAAAGAACAAGGAAAACGAGCACGCCAAGAAAGCTCAACAAGATGCAAAGTCTAAAGCATCCGCTGCAAAGGCTCGTTCACCAAAACGTTCATATAAATAAGTCAATTTTTTGATATACTGACTTGGTTTATTTTAACTCCGTTTTTAACACAAAACGGAGTTCTTTTATATTTATGAATATATCTACATATATTTAGGAGTTCATACAATGAAAAAGAAGTTATATACCAAATCTCAAATAAACGAAATTGTGGGAAAGATTGCGTCTGCAATTCTCGGTGCAAAGGCAAAGACACTTTTAAAACTTGCATCTAAAGATCCAGGTCTACATTCTGCTATTATGAGCATGGCAGATGCACAAATAGAACTCAATAAATATATTGATTCACACTATAATGAAGATACGGTGGAAGATTTGGGTACACGTGTAATTAATAATAAAAAACGATTAGAACAACTTCGTGCAAAGATTAAAAAAAACAGACAGCGTGACCAATAACTAATAATGAATTTAGGAAATATTAGATTATGCCGCCTGAAGAAGAAGACTTGAATAGTGATAAGATAACACAACTTATTGATATTCTTAAAACTCATAATTCTGATTTATACACAAGTCTTATAAGTTTAGTCGGGGCAAGTGAGGCATCATTTGAAACGTTCCTTGCTAGATATCAGTCCGAGCAGAAACAACACGATGCCGATCTCAAGGATATTTTAAAAGCATCTGAGGGTGTTAATTCCCACCTTGAGAGGGACTTGGATAACTTCATATCCGAGTTTACTCAATATGCGGAAAAGCATCACCGAAACAGTGATGATATATCAAATCTTACTTCAAATCTTGCATCCGAGATGCAAAAACGAATTTCTAAAATTCAAACAAATTTAGGTAAACTTGGTAATGCAACTAATTTGTCAATTTCAAATATGACAAGTTTGATTTCAAATTTATCCACCCAATACTCTTCAATGGCAAAGGCATCTAAGGTTGCAATAAAAACGGCAACACTTGACTCTTCACAAGTAGGGGGTCGATCTGTTGCAAATGGGTTGATCGTAGAAGTAAGCAATGTAGGTGACTTTAACTCAGCAATCTCAGATGAAACTAAAAAACTCGGTGACCTTGATACAAAACTTGAAAGATCAGGAAATTATGCTAACGCAGAACATGAGTCTATAAAAAAGGATCAACTAACTGCATCAAGATCACTTGGTGAAATGGAAGGTAGAAAACTTGCAGAAGAGGCCACACAAGACATGAATGGAAACTTCATGGATATGCGTAAAACGGTGGAAAAAACCGAAGAAGCATTTAAGTCAATGCGTAAATATATGACAGATGGAACTTCTCATTTGGCAAGACAGGCGGATTTCTCGCAGGATATCGCGACTCTTACTGCAAAACGTGTAACTTCATTGGCTGCAGTTGACCGACAAGGCAAGGGTCTAAACTTAGGTAATGGTCTAGAACTAACGGGTTTAAAGGGTCAGGCGGATAATTTAAAAGGTATGCTTGACCTGCTGAAATCCGGTGCAGTTGAATCCACACGAATTGGACAACTACTTAATTCGGCCGGACAAGATGGTGCGAGTTTACTTGAGCAACAAAAAGCAGCCGATGCGTATTTGAAAGACAATGCTTCGGTGGTACAAGAAAATCGTAAAGAATTAATGGATCTTGCAAAAGAGTCTGCTGTACTGCGTGACAAACTGCAAAATATTAAACCAGGTACGGAAAAATTCAAAGAATTTACGAGTGATCTTGATGACATACGGGGGGCTATGTCAATTCTTGGTGATGATATTGCAAAATATGATTCTGTAAAATTAATAAAAGTTGGAATCGATGAACAGATATTAAATCGTAATGTGCTCACAGACCTTGAGGACGAACTACAAAATCTTGAAGCCGAGGAAGTTAATATAGATGTTAATATGTCTGCACTTGATGAATACCAAGATTTGCTAACACGACTTGCCGATCCCGATATACTTGTCCATCAAAGTGAAATTAAACGGGTTGTTGATAAAGTACAAGGTCAGGGTTTTAAAGTAGGAGGAGGAGGACCTTCTGGATTTGCAGGAGGACTTAGTAGTGCGGATTATGCAGCTGAGTCAAAGAGTTTAGCAAATCAAAAAGACGATCTGTTAAAGATGAAAACAGATGTGGGTCAGCAAAAGGAAGACGCAGTGCAGAAGGCAGCTGCATCGTCCGAAAGAATTCTTGGTGCGATCCGAGGAACGGTAGATCAAACAAGAGAGAATCTTAAAAATACTGACAAATCCCTTGAAAATCTTAAAAAGGGACAGGCAATACATGATCAGGCAGTAAAAACAGGTGTGTGGAGTGATTCAATCATAAAACAACTAGATACCTATAAAGATAAAATTCTTGATGTGGTCGGTTCAATTCCAGTTATGGGGGAGGCACTTAAAACTACACTTGAAAAACCATTAAATGAAGTTAACGATAAAATACAAGATATAGTTGTTGATGGTATCGGTGGAATGGCCAAAGAAATTGCACAACAATCCAAAGATGGTACACTGTCTGTGTCTGCCAAAATGGGAATAATTAAAGATGGGTTCAAGGACATGGGAAAACAAATTTCCGGACTTACCAGTATGCTTACCGGTTTGTTTTCTCCTGCAATTATAGGTGCGGGTATATTGTTTGTTCTGGTCGGCCTTGCCATTTCTCGTTTTCTTGAACTGGACAAAGCCGCCGAAGACTTCCGACGTGAAGTTGGATTGGGTCGTGATCAGACTGCGGAAATTGAGGATGTTGCTAGGAACGTAAATGTTGAATTCCAAAAGTTTGGAATAAGTCTAGAACACGCATTTCACGCAGCCGGAGCATTGACAAGTCAGTTTGGGACACTTGTAATGGCAACACGTGAAAATGTTGAATTGGTTGCACTTCTCGCAGAGAATCATGCGGTATCAACTGCAAACGCCGCCGGTGCGTTGGATGTATTATCAAGAGTTGGAGACGGAACTGCGGAGTCGGCAAGAAGTGCAATGCACCTTGCAACGGGAATGGCAAAGGCTGCTGGTGTACCGTTGGATAAGGTTATGGAAGACGTTGCCGGTGCAAGTGATGAAACTTTGGCACTCATACGGGGTAGCACTAAAGAATTAATACACGCATCCGTGGAAGCAAGACGTCTTGGTGTATCACTTGAATCATTAAGTGGAGCAGCTTCTCATATGCTTGATTTTGAGTCGAGTATTAGAAGTGAAATGGAAGCATCGGTTTTTGCGGGTCGTCACTTGAGTTTTGCAAAGTCAAGGCAACTTGCGTTTGAGGGAGATATCGTTGGAATGCAAAAAGCATCGTTGGAAACAATAAAACAGGCAGGTGAGTGGACTGAGATGAGTTACTTTCAACAAAAGAAACTCGCAGAAGCAGCCGGAATGACTGTCGGTGAAATCGGAACTCAACTTACCCGTGAAAAGCAACTTGAAGCATTAAAACACGGAACAGCCGAACAACAAAAAATGTATAATCGGTATATGCAAATGCAGAGTGACCTACAAGAAGGAAATAATA